ACAATTATATCGTAATCAATGCTACTCAGGGTTTTCCTTATAACATTAACCTGGCTTACTTTTTTGTTTGACGGAGAAAAAACAGAGTTGTTTGAGTAAGTGCAATCAAGCAAGAACTCAACTGGCTTCATGTTGCTTGCGCCAACTTTGTTATAAAGAACTTGGCCATCTGCCATCAAAAGCGAGTCTTTAAACTTGTGAAGCCGTACACCTCTTTTGGTATTAGTCGAGGACGTAACAAGGCCAGCAAACGGACTGCTTTCATCACCAACGGTGCCTGAGGAATTACGAAAATTATCAAAACCCTTACGCTTAACAATCTCGCCGGTCTTATTAAAGGTTACATCTTTTGCCTCCTCGACTGAACCAGGCTCAGACGCAGGTAAAGATGTCTTTTCGTCAGACCCTTTGAGTATTGGAAACGATATAGTTTGTTTTCTTAAAGCCATCAAAACACCCAAAAGGTAACTGTAACATCAGCGGAGCATCTAACTCTAAACTCTTTGGATAAATTACCCGCTGCGCCAGTAGCATCAAATACAACCGAATTGGCGCTTAGCCTAACTGGTATATAACCTATTATCGGGCGATTTAGAGAATGGCCAATGACATTATCCTGGCCTGACTTAAGATCAATATCTTCAATCAAAACACCGTCGGTTATATCGCTATCGGTAACGGAATCCGCAAAACGTTGAATATCGCTTTGCATACCAAGCAAGGGGCTAGGCAAATGAAAGCGGCTAACAAATTTGCGAGCCATGCGTCACCCCCTAATATCGAAGAATAAAGTCGTCTCTAAACCGACCCTTGCGAACATCGCGAATAGCGAATGATCCACTAGCATCACGCGGGGAGATGGCCCGAATAATACGACTAGCAAGTTGCTGACGCTCACGCTCTAGAGCAGAAACGTCAGACTCCTCTTTCATAAGCATACGGATTGCAGTCGCTACAACCACGTATTCAATGAACCCCGGAATAATAAATTCCACCTGATTACCTGATAGGTCCGCATTTGGATACTCCGGAGCGAGCGGCACATAGAACAGTGTAATCGTGCCGGACTGAGAGTTGTTAGGAATCAACTTAATTTTAGAACCCTCGACCTTGTACATTGGCTCAGCCAATCGGTCGATCACAGCATAGGGCGTATTGTAGACGTTGCGTTCAGAGAAAGAGTAAGCCTTGAGCGTCGAAGTAATTCCACCGGAATCATAATCAACACCCAAGGCCTTATAAAAGGCTCCACCCGAGTCAGAAGAAGTGGGCAATGCCGCACCACCTGACGCTAAAGGGGCCGTGTACTCTTTTGTGGCCACGAAGTAATCTTCGTAGCTTTTAACAAGGAAGTCATACAGCTCAGCTATGCTTGAATTGACGTAATCTTTGATTTCGTCATCACTCACAAATGAGCTGTTGACCATATCAGCACGACGCTGAGCACGTTGCTTGAGCGTCGAAAACTCAACATTTGCCATGCTGATAACCCTCCTTACATGCGCATGTCTAGGAAGTCATTCAGAGCTTCAACGAGTGCTGACCCGTCATCGCCCTTCATGGCATCTATCATGCGCTTGCCCGCATCATCCATAGCCTTGTCATAGTCTTCATCTTCAGAAACCTCGGCATCTTTGCCTTTGGCTTTCTCAAGAATCATGACCGCAAGGCCTTTGCCTTTGCCCTTCATCAGCGTGTCACGCTGCTGTTCTTAAGGTCAAAGACCAAGAACAAAGTTGAGCCATTTGATGGATCAGTTGCAGATGCCCCAGTCAAAGTTAAAACTTGAACTGTGCCGGAAGTGACAGAATCTACTTGGATTTGCACGCGAATATCTTCGCCCGCTGCATCCAAAAGCTTACCGTCAGCCCAAAGCAACTTGTTGTACTTATCAGTGATGCTAGAATCACCGAAAGTTACAGTGTAGTCACCCGCACTATTCCGACCAATACTCTTAATTCCGAGGCTATTGTCAGAGACAAGTGTTGGTGCTCCTGAAGCGCCAATGGTTGCCTTGCAATAAAGCCTTTTAACTTCCCGATCATATGCCTGAAAGTTTTGAAATCTTCGGTTAGCCATCTTTCACTCTCCTTATGCTAGAGCGACGCGGCTGTTGTATCCTGGTGCGGTGCAACCAACGTTACCGTAGAAGCCAACACGTACTTCGTAAGCGTCCGCAGCCGATTCACGAAGCATTCGGTTTCCGTCAAGATCAAGGATGTGTGGAGCAGCGCCAAGGCTGTTCAACGACCAAGTATCCATCTGAAGAAGATACGCCACGTTTGGAGTACAGTTTTGGTCAGCAACAATTTTGATTGGGCCTTTTGGTCCGATGATGCTGAGAGCCTGGAAGCCAACATCAGCGTCATCGCTGCTTACTTTGTCGTAAACAACTTTAGAGCCAAGAGCTTTCTCAAGGTTTGCAAACTGAGTGTAGTCCATGAAGCAAACGTCAGGTGAACCACCTTCACGAGCAAGACGGCTTGCTGCACCAACAAGTGCTTCTTCGATAGGCATTGAAGCGCCATTGAAAGGAACACCTGCAAGACGAGTACGGTCAGCGGTTCGGGTTACACCGAAAAGGTTCGCTGGAGTACCCGCTGGGATCCAAGCCTCAAGACCAGAAATCTTCAATCGATCGCCACCGGAAACATAGTCACCGCTTTGAACAAGGAAGTCACCGGTAGTAATACCGCCAGATGAAGCCGAGATTGTTCCGGTAAGAACACCAGTATCTCGGTCAACAGCCGTAATCTCATATACGTCAGCCCGAACGCCGGTTGAGGCATCAGGAGCAAACTTGAGAATCATTCCAACTTCAAAGTTGGTGACTTCTTCAGCATTGGTCAAAGTGATTGTTCGACCAGTACCGTTGGTGATAGCGGAAATTGCGGTATAAGTACCAATTTTACCGGTTGCATCACCGTAAAGGCCAATTGCAAGTGATCGAGTAAGCGACTGAATCGCGCCGTCGATTTCAAGAGTTGCATACTTTAAGAATGCGTCTGCATTGCTTTCAGTCGCCTTGATAGATTCGCCAGTGATGCTCGCGAAAGAGTAGTCTTTCACACGAGTAAGCACGAAGCGAGCGAGGCTAGTCGCTGTATTAAGCGCCTGACCAGTACCAAAGGTAGCTGATCGTCGGTTAGCGATTCCGTATTGAGTTGGAATCGGCATGTTCTCACCACCGAACTGCTCATACTTGGGCATAAGGGCAAGAAGCGGATTGTCTTTGTAAACCATGTTCTTGACGCGAAGGTCTTTATAATGCTCCTTCAGCGCCTGGGTGACGGTATTTAAGTCTAATGATGTAGGCATCTGTTACTCCTGTCTAAACAGAGATTTCCCATACCGATTAACCAGCTCATTGATAGATTGCTGCTTACTCAGTACACCTGAATTGTCCCGAGGTGTTCTTTGCACCTGGGTATTTGTCAAAGTTTTGGGTGGCGTTTTCTCAGAAGCCTTAGCTTCCTCTTGTGCTTGCCCCGCCTCGGGCTCTGTTTTCGCTGGAGCAAAGCGCTCTTTGAGTCGCTGCTCTAGTTTTGGAACTGCGAGATACTTTTCTGCTTCAGCCTCGTAGTAGTCCTCAACCATTTTAGCCGCATCGTCGTAGCTCATCACTTCCTGCGTGCTGTTATAATGTTCCTGCATTACTTCAGCGACGACGTGGTAAGCATTGTTAGCCTTAACGAAGTCGAACTCACTTGTATTCTCCACGAAACTTTTGATCTCGTCAACAAATGTCGAATATGTGTCTTGATACTTCTTCGCTTCTTCTTGTTTCACAAGCTCCGCTCGCTCGGCTTTCATCGAGTTAATCTCGTCGCGAAGGCGCTTCATCTCCCCGGCCATCTTTTGCTCGGGGGTAATCTCGCCATCTTGTAGGACTTGTCGGCTAAGGGCTTCGTAATCTAACCCTAACTTCTGCATAACCTCGTAAGGGTTCTCACGTGCAAGTTTCTGTAGGTCATCGTAGGAGGAGACCGTACTTTTGCGTGCGTCTAGCTCTTGTTGAACGCGTTTCATCTCGTCACGCTCTTGGCGCAACTTTTTCTGCTCGCGAGCTAGTTGGGCAAATCTTCGAGAGAACGGGTCGGGCGTTGGTTCCGG